AGAATACTCTCACACGCCCAGACTACGTTATCGACATAATCAGTGTCGAGTTTACCATCGAGGAACCAGTCACCACGCTCATGCCAGCGGATAGACTTGCCTTTACGTTCTGCGTCAATAATCATCGAGCGAATACGCCCGCGTTCCGTGATGACATTTTGCATACCAGCAGGACGCACACCGGGGTATATCTTCTCAGTTTGCTCGGCATAGCAGCCGTTGCCAAGGAACGCACAAGTAGGCGGGCAAGTATCGCCAACGGGGCGACTCACGACGATGCAGTTTTCCTTGCCTAGTTTATCGTTGCCGTTTGCTGTTTTCATGATATTGTTCTCCGTGGTTGTCTCTCCAGTATATCATATTATCGTCAGTCGTCAAGTAAAAAATCCAAAAAAAATAAAAATAATTTTTGGCACAGTATTTGCTATTGACCCTTATACCCCCCAGAATGGTGGCCCGGCCCGCCTGTTAGAATGTAAGTCCTTTAGATACAACAACTTACAATTAGGGCAATCATATTTAAAACAAACCACATAAACATACAAACATTATCCATAGCACTTCTTTCTGTATAAAGGGTTAGAATACATACACCTAGACCCCTCATTTTCGCTGACTATATCCAATTTAGCCAAACCTAAAGGTTTAGGTGTGACTATAAGATATTACCTTACCCTCTGGAACTAGTCCCACAAGATAAAGTTTTTCTAGCATTATGTTTTTTCCAAAATTACTTTCTGCTATCTTATGAGCAGTCCATTCACTTTGATGCTTGACATATCCCAGAGTGTGATGGTTTTGAATCACGGCCCAGGTGTATTCCAGAGGCTTGTTTGTATTCATGTTTCGCATTATACCATATATCGGCATGGTGTCAATAGAAAATCCAGAAAAAATGCCAACCACCCATTAGAGGGACCCGGCCGGCCGAGCCGCACCTAAGTCCTTGGCTAGCAAAGACTTAGGGCGGTTCACGGCACACACCACGGAAAGAGAGTTATGCTACCACACTGCCAAACAATGGCTTGCGGCAATTCTTGACACGCTCACAGTAGAACTGTCGGATATTACCGTCTACAGTCTTGCAAGTTACAAGGTGATTGGTGCGTTGGAACACCGGATCGTTGCGACGATAGTTACTTCTAGCGTTCATGCTAGCAATAGTTTTATCATCAAGACGGATGGGACTTTCAATAACCCTTGCGAGAACACGCTTAGGGTCGCCATGCAGTGGCTGCATATACTCGAAGTTATAAACTTCACCAGTCTTTGCGTTGCACAGTTCAGCACGACTACCGCCATAGACGGCATAGACACCGAACATCACAAGAGCAATAGCACCAACCCCAACAATACCAGCCATCATCATTACGTTTTCCATTGTAAAAAACTCCTAAAGTGTGAAACCAAACCTAAAACCATTCTACCATAAGGGAAGACACATGTCAACCCCCAACTAGCATATTATCCTCAAACGGCGTACCGTCAGCAAGGAACCACTCAAAATTCTTTTGGAAAATCTTGACTGGGCTATACTTGTTGATTCGTTGCTTGGTGGTGCTTGTTCGCCACCCACCGCTATTGAGTTGAACCATACCATTCTGGTAAAATCGCACAACCTTGGTTCCGTGCAGTTCAACAGAAACGCTACCGTCACGCTCAATATAGGCGTATGTATTGTTTCCAATCTTACGCTGTCCACGGTTACGCTCACCAAGAACCATCTGTGTTGCTTCAACGTGTGTCATCTTTTGTCTCCGTGTGGTTGCTTTCCCTACTAACTATATCGACATTCTACCATCCAAACTTTAGCCTGTCAAGCAAAAAAAGAAAAAAATTTTGCCACCCCCTCAATAGTGGGGCCCGGCCGGCCTGCTTGTTCGTAACTCCTTTATTCCCAACCATTTATAGCCCATAGAAAATTCTCCTTAGTTAGATTCCTAAAGATTTCGATACCGTGTTCATTACGATTCTTTCCATGCTTACTATAAGAAATACTATAGCCCGGCTTTTTGCCTGTCTCAATATATGTATAGTGCTTTGATGCCCAATCACAAAGTTTGCTTGTATTACCAACCCTAGCCTGTATACCGTCTGGCCGAATAAACACAATCACCGTCACATCACTTTTGTGTGGCTGAATACCCTGAAAAGCATAATCCTTGCCCTTAGTCTTAGGACGAGAACCCTTGCATTCTACACTGATAATCTCATCATCCATTTTGATCTGAACATAAATATCACCAGTTTCCCTACTATTACCAATAGCAGCCTCAAACCCTGCATCAATCAACCATTCATAAATAATCCATTCAACCTTACGCCCACCCTCTGAACTTCCGGTACGCATCATATCAATAGACTCTGGACTTGTAAAACCGTCAAGCCTATCGGCATACTCTGCATCAAAGTTAGCCTTAGCCCTCTGAAAGATACGCTGGTTGATAAAGCCTTCGTTTTGCGTGGCGGTCAGCATGATTTTCTCCAAAAGTGGTGAGTTGTTTGTACCAGTATAATAATATTATCGGTATTTGTCAACTGTTTTTTGAGAAAAAATCTAAGTCATTGAAAAATATAGACTTAGGCACGATTCGTGCGGCCGGGCCCCCCGATTAGGGGGAGAACCCGGCAACTGTAGCATTACTTTCGATCAACCCTATCACTATCGTAAGGATAATTCCAGCCGTAAATGCTAGACTCATAATGTATATAGTCTTTTTCTGTCGCTCCGTCATCTTCTCGCTCATATTCGCTCTCCTTAGCGTTTAGAGTTTGATTCAAGTACCAGCACAACAGTGTACCAGCAGCATATCCTATCGCCAAACTAGCAGGGTCTAGTTGAATCATTATAGTACCTCCTCATAACTAAAACTATCAACCTCACCCACAATATTTTCCAATGCTCCAGATATTGCAACAAGGTTCTCTTGTCGATCAACCGCTTCGCTCAGGTCAATATCATCTACAAACACTGTGCAGTTGAAATATTTGACATCTGTGTTTACCGTTGTTATATCATAGCAGTTATATTGTCTCATCAGTCATCCTCTCCATAGTAACCATAGTCCTCATCGGTTCCGAATCCTGCATCACGCATGGCCGAATCAAAATCCCCATCCATGCCATCATTGTAATAATCATCCTCGTGGTAATCGTACACTCCTTCCATCATCTCGTCACAATAACCTTCAACGTCAACAAGTCCGTCAATTTCATCATAGTCCGAATTGTAAATATTCTTTCCGGGTGTCATCAGTAAGCCTCCTCAGTGTTCCAAACTTCATCAAACAAGTCTACTCCGACTACATCCATCCAGTCAAGAGGGTGTGAGCCAATATCTTCGCAAGGTTCAACGATTCCTTCAGCCTCAAGAGCAGCAATCAGTAGCGTGGCGTTAATATCGTCCATTCTTGATTCTCCGTGGTTGTTGCGTGTCATGCTCGAATTATACTCCTTAGATCGTCCAAGTCAACCCCTAATCTTGAGTTTTTTCTAAAATTGTGTCCAGATAAATTTCGTTCTGCGTAAGCACATAGCCATACTCACATTGGGGGGTATAAACCCCAAAATAAACCTTGCCGTTATCGTATCCTTCAAAACCAACGAACATTCCAAAAATCGTGTAGAGCGTCATCATCTTTCATTCTCCGTGGGTTATTCTTGCCAATACTTTATATATCGACAATCCACCCCAGATACTTTACAGAAAAACAAAAATTTTTGCTGACTTTCGCTGGCTTTACCATCTAAGCCTTAGCCTGACGGCTTAGGTAATACAAGGTAGTCAACCCCCCAACCGAGGGGCCCGGCCGCCCTCGCCGCTCGTAAGTCCTTTATTTTCAACTACTTACGTTTACCACTGAACACTAGCCTAGCAAACATTACCATAAAAACAATATGATAACATACGGCCAGTATCCAACCATATTCATCAAGCCAAGGCCCCTCATCAATCAACGGTCTCATACTCATCCTCATCAACTACATACCAATCCCAACCCTCATCATCTATACCATACCATGCTTCTAGTTCATCCCAAGCATCATGGTATCCATCCTCATACCCTTCATCATACTCAGTCATTCACAACCTCTCTTGTAAAACATGCGTCGTCAACTTCGTATCGATCAATACCAGTATCATTCCATGCTACATGGTCAGGAGTTTCAATTGAACCCAACTCCCGCATAGTTTCAATAAACTCGCTATAACTAGCACAATCGCTAGCGATATTATAGAGTCCTTGGTCGTTTTTGATCCAGAGGACAACATTCCATGTTGCGTAATTACTGTAACCGTTGTAGCCACTCATTTTCATTCTCCGTAGGCTGATTCGATCTTCTCACCACTATCACAGCAATAGAGGTTTTCATCTTCCCAGTTTACTTCACAGGCAACCGCCTGCCAACCGTCAGTTCGTTTGTGCTTCACAGAATGCAAAACCAAACGGAAGTTTTCTTGTACAGCGTCGAAACTCATGGCCTCGCCGTCGTTCATTACAAAATACTTCGGGTATCCTCCGGGCCAAGCGTATCGGCCTGAGCGAACATAGTTTTTCAATTCTTGCGTTGTCATATTACAATCCCCCTAAACATAGTACCAAACCGCAAAACCGGCATCAATCAACCATTGCCACTCTGTCGTGACAGGGAAACAAGTTCCATTACTAATCACTCGCTCGTCACCACTGAGCGGATCACGAATCCGAATTTCATAAATAGTCTGTATACAAGCCATTTCAATCTCTCCTATTCTGGCAACCTTCCTTCAACAATTCCACCGTGCAGATCCAACTCATGCCGAACCAGATGAACAGGAACATACGGATATACCGTGTCGGTGTATTCTTCATCCTTTGGATAACCCTTGCCAAATTGGGCGGCTTCCGAGAATTCCCGGAATCTCCAACTTTTTGGAACCTCGCTAGGGTATCCACACTCTACATGCGAGTATGGGCCGTGGTCGCTTCGTGGTGTGCAGTATGCAGTCTCACGGGCCTGAACACTGATTGAGAAGCCGTCGCGGCAAATGATTCGTGGGTTGTGTGCTTTCATTTTTGTTCTCCTTACTTTCTATATCGGAATTCTACCACAGCAAACTTGAATGTCAAGAGAAAAATCTAGAAAAAATTATTTTCTTTTTTGGCACAGCATTTGCTCTGCGATCGTAAGTCGTTGGGGCGTAAGGACTTATGGCCGACTCGGCCGGCCGGGCCCCACCAAAGAGGGGGCTATTCCTTACACCAATCTTTCTATAAATATTACCACAACACACACCATAAGAAAGAGCATAACAGCCAGGCCGTCATTGTTAAGTTTACTTTTCATTTTCTATTCTCCGAAAGAACTTCAAACCAGTTTGTTCCATTCTTACCTGTCAAACTTTTTTCAATCTTTCCAGCCAAACAGGCTAATGCTATTCCCCCAAACTGTTCTGAGTATTCCGTACCTATATTAGTATTCCTTGCTATATCTAATAGTTTTTCTTTTTGTTTTTTTGTTAGCATAGAAATCATTGCTTCTTCAAAATTATTATAGCCTGTTTTCATTTTCATTCTTGCTCCATTTCCTAAGCCGTTCAGCACGACGCTGTTGGGCAAAACTAACAATTCGTTCTTCGCTACGATCAAACACCACGGTGCAGTGTTCGCCACACTTTGGGCAAATTTCGTGGTCAATTTGTGAGCCACTCATTGGCTCGTTGCAACAGTCGCTTTGAATCATCATTCCCATTTTCATTCTCCATCTTGCCAATAAACATTGCACCAAACACCAAACAACTTGAAGGCTTTATACCTTGCAGCCTTCTCTGTACTAGCGTACACGTTGCCAAGATACTCATCTTTCTTGTAGCATTCAAAATAACCGCCAGCATAGCGACGATAGGTACTGAACATTTGATACTTACTCATCTCTTTCACTCTCTCTCTTACTTACTTACTAGCACTCATCCAATAGTAAACTTCGTTTGCAACACGCTGTCGAGTTGCTTTGGTAATGGATACATAATCCATTTTACGATCGTACAGTGAATAGGAACCGTCGTGGTGTTTGACGATTTCGCAATCCATCTTTCTAGCATACTGTACCAGATTCTTCTCAACGGTCTTGAAACTAGGCTTTCTCATTCTCATTCTCTCTTTCTTTTCAGACATTATACCAAAGATTTTCTGTTTGTCAACCCCGCCGCTGGGGGATCACTCCCAATTATTTTCTCGATAGCGTTGAACACTCTTGGCAGCGTGGATGCCATTGAGAACCGACAGCATCTCTTCGGTTCGGCGATAGTTTGGCAGTTTGTGTTCTGCTACTTCAATCCACACTGAGAGCATTTCATTGCTCATCTTGTGGAATTGCTCTTGAAGACTGTTGTATTGTGCTTGTAGCGTTGTCATTTTTTTCTCTCTTTCTTTCTCTCTTACTTCTTATATCGACATTCTACCATACGAAACTTGAATTGTCAAGAGATTTTTCTGCATTTTTATGTCAAGAAAATTTGACAAAACTTTCTGGTATTTTGTGTGCTTTTGGCACGGCATTTGCTAATACCCCTCGCAAGTGGGGTTCGGCCGGCCGGGCAGGCCGTAAGTCCTTACGTAGCAACAACTTACGAACGCCCACCCTAATGAGGGATCAACTCCACCCTGTACCACCCCTGATCGCCCGTTCAGTTTCCCAAGCGTATTCCTTCTCCAGCCAGTCGGCATGGCGAAGTCGTCGCAGCCTCTCACGAACGGCAGAGCGTACCATATGGGCCACCAGCCTATACTTTGCTGGGGTGTACGTTTGAGCATTATCGCTCAAGTCTTTCCCGCCTTCCCGGATCCAAGCGTCAAGTTCTCGCGTTGTCATTTTTTCGTAGGTTGTCATTCTATCATTCTCCAAAGGGTGACGATTCGCTTTCACTCAGTCTAGCATATTGGGCAGCCAACGCAACCACTCTTTCGGGGGAGCCAGGCTTTCCTACCTTTTCAATCATGTGGTCATTCCCGCCCACCAGTCTCTTATCGACCGACCGACGGTTAGCCTTTACAATTTTTCTCAATTCTTTTCGATTGAACTTGTGAACCGTTCCGTTCTGCTCAACACCTTTCCAGATTAGGGTACACTGATTCCAAGCGTCAGTGAGAATCGGGTATTGTTGCATGAGTTTTTCAGTATTCATTCTTTCGGTTTCCTATCGGGTGGACAATACTTGACGGGCTACGATTAGAGCGGCCTTTACGGTTTCGACCTCCTCGATCCTAGTATAGTTCGGCAGTTTATGTTCTGCAACCTCAACCCATACCGAAAGAAGATCGGTTGTCATGGTGTTGAAATACTTGCGGTAGTCGTTCATGCTTGGGTAAATCGTCATTTTGTTTTCTCCTTAGTTATCCAAAGTCTAGCAAATTTTTTTGTCCTGTCAACCCCCACAAACGGGGGTAGCAGGATATTCTTCGGTCAGCACTTCACAATGCTCACCGCAATCGTTGCAGATACCATATTCGATATGGCAATCGTCAAGATATGAACCGCAGCAATCTGAAATGTAGAGGATTTGCATTTCCATTTTTATTTCTCCTTAGTTTTCTTTTCCTTATTCCTTATATCGACATTATACCAAAGCAATCTTTAGTCGTCAACAATAATTTTGGAATTTTTATGTCAAGAAAATTTGACAAAACTTTCTGGCATTTTGCTCTCGTTTGGCACAGCGTTTGCTAGTGGAACACTTGTACACCCCCACCACAGAGGGGGCCGGCCGGTCGAATCGCTTGTAAGTCTTTATTTACCAAGCACTTACCTTTGGCTAGCAATTCTTTTGGGGGATAGATCTACTCCAATATGGGGTCAAGCATATTCTCGATTCAGTTCGTTCTGCCAAAAGCGGACCAAGAGTGGATCTTGTGAAACCTTAGCAGGAAAGGTATCTGCTGATTGAACAGCAAGAACTTGATTGTTCTGCGAAAGAAAGATTCGCATCTTATTGAGGATAGTGTACCGAACGCCGTTTGCTTCGAAGTAGGGGATGAGCTTTTTCATGTCTTTTTCCTTTTCTTTCTTGGTTACTTGTTATGTCTCAAGTATATACCTAGTATCGTCAGGTGTCAAGTACTTTCTGAAAAATTTTTTTATTTTTTTCTAGTGCAAATATCATGCCAAAAGTTTTTTCTTTTATTACCCCACCAAAGAGGGGGCCGGTCGGCAGACATACACGCAAGTCTATATCTATCAATACCTTACATATATACCTACCTACATAGGGGGGTTTTTTTGTTTTGCTTGGGTATGTGTTCGCTGCTCTGAAAAAGGGCGGGTGGTCCAAAAATAGTAAGCACTATCTATATAAAATGTAATACCTAAACTATCAAGTTTGCCCCACAGTATCCCCAGATCCTACTAGCTGCCTTAGTTCTTGAATCACCCCCTCATCAAACCCCATATCTTCCCCATACTCCCTATTACATATCTTTGCTAATTCCCCATCTGAATACTCTTCCCCAAAATATTCCACTAACTTTTCCGCCTCTATCCCCCACCTAGATACAGCATCTCTTCTGTATAAATCCCCCACCTTGTCTTGAATCATTTGAGGCTTATATAAACTTAAATCAAATCTCATTGCTCTTATTGTGCCCGTTTGATATGAAGTACCTAATTTGGCATTGCATATATCTTTAATTTCTTCATCTGTCTTTGACTGATAGTATTCTTTTATCACACTAGTCGCCCCTGTCAGATCCGCATTCTTTACTCTTTTTCTATTTCTTGATTTGCCCTTCATCTTATTTTTCATTTGGCTTAATTGCCGAGGTGTTAGTTCTAATCCATATTCCGTATTTAATGCCTTAGCTATTTTTACATTACTGTTTCCATACTTATCCCCACAATTCTGTATAAATTCCTGTATATCTTTTCTTCTCCACAACTTTGTTCGCATAGCTCTTTTGTTATAGTAAATATCAGGATAATTATCTCTTAATCCTAATTTCTTTTCCCATCGATAAACTGTCGCTGATATGCGAACCCCTTTTCGTGTACAATTTCTTTTCCATCCATATAATGTTGTTAACTTATCTGCGTCACCTTCCAGCCTCACCCAATCTTTTTCAAATCTTTCTGGAAAATCCCCTCTTTTATCTAAACTATTTTCACTATAATTTCCAGATGTTAAATGATCAGGATTATAACAACATCTATTATTACATAAATGACGAACTAATTCTGGATATTCATTGTGCTTTTCGTAATAAGCTGCTCTATGCTTAAATATATGTTTGTCTTTGCTATTAATACGAACCTGAATTCTAGCATATCCGCCTGAACTTACACTAAGACTTTCCTTACAAGGAGTACCATTATAAAAATTCTTTTCACTATATTTAAAATGTTTTGTATAGGCTTTACTTTTAATACATTTATCTAACCATGGCTTAATTTCATCTATATTAGATGCCACCCAATTATTTAATAAATTCCGCTTCACCCACTTATGCTGATATTCACGTTCTTTGCTCATGACCACATTTTCATTACATCGTTCCAATACCACAAAAACCATCTTATAATTTTTATTCTTATAACACTGTATTAACTTTTTCGAAGTTTTATTAATTTTCCGTCCAGAAGTACCAGTCAAATTCCTAACATGTTCTTTACATCTAGCTATAATATCAATACTATTTCCAATATAAATTTTCACACCATTAACATCATTTCTATAAAAAACAATTCCGTAAATCCCACTAATCTTTTCTTTTGACCCAAAATAGATTTTTTCATATTTTTCCACCTGGTCCATAGTTAATATTTGCTTAGTCATCATCAACGCCCTTTTGTATAAAAATAGTGTATACCTATAATAGACAAAGCAGAACACAACCACAAACTACAGGCTTATTATGAATAGTATATACGTATCTTATGGCTCAAGAATTTCTAAATCTAATAGAAATTTCAATTTTGCCTCAAACGAAACATTTGCCGAAAATGATGATGGTGATGTTTTATATCCTGAAATTGATTCTAGCTTACCAGATCAATATAGTAATGATAATAGTTTTCCTGATTATGTTGACCAAGTTCCTAGTGACCATATAAATTTTACTTCGGGACTAACAAGAAATCACCTAATAGATAAAAACAAACCTCATATGATTAGTTTTCCTCCGGTTGTTAGTCCACATAGTGGTAGTGCCGTAGGACATAGTAGACTAACAGCTGTATATAAAGGAGGAAGATAATTATGCCATGTGTAAGTAGAGTGCCACCAGGTGGACCAAGAGATGGGGTTCAATATGGTTGTGAGGTAAATAATGGTTATTGTATGAGTGCAGGTGAGGAAGGTAATTGCGGTACTTGCTTCAAGTTAATGCAGCGAGGTTCCGCTACTTATGTTTTTAAAAGTTTTTCTGACCAACAAAGATGCGAAGAGTGTGAAGTTGTAGCTGCTCCTGATGGTATGTTGCCATTACAGGTTACAACCGAATTCGACGAACCTTGTAAGAAATGCATACCAGGTGAAAGAAAAACTCTACAAACAAAATATGGCATATCGTATATTTGGTCAGATAAAAAAATAATAGATAAACCTTCTCCGGGCAGTCCTTGCGATAAGTGTGTACTATTTCTTTTTCCTAACCCCAGAGAGGTTTGGCAGGATTGCGCAGCTCAAAATCCTGGTGCATCTAATTGTGAATGTGATACTAGCAACCCCAAGATGCCTAGATGTGTTTGTTGCGACACTCCTTGCGGAGTATGTGAAGAGTGTACAAAAGTAGGCAGAAGAAAAAAATGCAAAAATATATGTAGAAATTTAGACAATAATATTTGTGTAGGTGGAAATCCTACTACAGGAACTAAGGGTAATTGTGTTTGTATGTTTTTGCCTTATAATCCAGCAGGAATATCAATGACACAACTGATAGACGGATATCAAATGTGTACCGAAGCAGAGCCTAGTCTTAAGGCTAATTGTAAGGGTTGCGAATGTACTGTTACTTGCTTTGGTCAGACAAAGCTTGATCCTGATAAATGTAAATGTGTGCCTATGTGTGCTGATTGTACACCTAATTCTCAGTCATTTGGTGCATTAGAGGTTACAAGCAGTTGTCAAGAATGTAGAGAAAAATCTCCTGGCAATTGGGGCTGTGTAGATATTTGCATACCTCCAGCAGTTTGCGACGGTAGTGGCGGCTGCTATACTCCTAAGAGCAGTTTAGGACTATCTCTATTACCATAAATATATTTAAATGAATGAATAATAGACCAATAATAATAAATGCCTTTAAACATTAATAAGAAAGTTGTATATGATTTATTATAGATATGGTGGATATATCAAGAAAAATGATAGAGCAGGAATGAACTTTAATTGTCGAAACACCTATAATGCTCAAGATTCTTTACCAAAGACATATAAGAATAATCGAGCGTATAGATACTATGATGGCTATAGAGATAGTTTAACATACCTACCTCCTCCAGATTCCTATAGAGATAGTTTTTATAACATGAATTATGGTGTATGTTTTATGCTCAAAGACCAGGTTCGTGACGATGGTTTTGCTTTCCCCCATATTTTTTCTAAACTTTTATCAGAAGAAGTAGTAAGCAATTATAGGCTAGCCACAGCTTATAGCAATTAATAAAACATAGGAGTTTTAATATAATGGGCACAGAATCAAGAACAGGACCACCTATTATTGTTAGTGATAATCCTTATCTCAAATGCGCACCTTTAACGCAATGGGAGTGTGAATCTTGCGAATCGTATTTTTTAAATATACGTGGTCAGCAGGTTCCCGCATCAAGTTGGATACACCACAATAATCTCTTTCCCTGCAGCACTTGTGAATGGGATAGGAAAAATCAGAGAAAGATCATCAAAAATATAGAAAAACCCTGCAAAGATTGTACAGAGAAAGCAGTAGGCAAGCCCGATGCGAAACCTCGTTCTGTCAGAAAATGGGTGAGTAAAACGGCCCCATTGATCAATATCCCTGGGAATCCATTGCCAGTACCAGATCCTTGCGTAAAGTGCGTAGCAGATCCACAAAGTCCTGGGGGGGATAAATGGGTAGACAAATGCGGAGAGGGTTATGAATGCAACTCTAAAGGAAAGTGCATACCAGATAATTGCGGTACCGACTGCATTAAAAATTGCGAAGAGTGTGAGTGGGAGGATGCTAGTCATAAAAGAAAAATTTGTGTAAGTCAGTGTAGCGCAGTTACTGTTTGTGTAATAGACTTATTTTATAATAATCCAGATAATCCTCTTGAAAAAAGCGGTAGGTGTGAGTGTAAATTTCGCAATTACGGATCTGAACCTCCTTTATTTACTCCTGCTGGCCAAACAGAATGTCCACAAGATCAGCCAGAAGTATTGAATAGGGTCTTCAATGGTTTGGCTGATTGTACATGTGTTTGTAACCTAAATGAAGATAAATGCAAAGAACAAAATGAAGATAGTAAATTTGATGCTGATACTTGTTCTTGTGTTTACGATGCAGATGCACTTTCTATTAACTTAATACCTTAGATTAATAATATGAATAGACCTGTTATTATAAATGGATCAAAAATCGTACCACAGGTACCTGTGAATCAGATACCAGATGAGCCTATTATTAATAATGATCCTAATGTTAGGGGTGTTATAGGTAATGAGGTTCCTGCTAGTGATGCTAGACAAACAGGTTCTATACTAGGTTTAACAGCTAGTTCTGGAGCTTTGTCTGGTCTTGTAAACATAGCAAGTATTGGAGGTCCAGGCACATGGAATCCAGCTTGTTTAGATGGAGATATTCATCCTGATAATGCTTGTGTGTCTTGCTTGAGAGGGAAATGGTATCACGCAGATTATCTTAATCCTTGTTCTATTCATGCTCCTGGATTAAATGCTTTTTTACAGCCAACTTGTAAAGAGATCATGAGCGTTGGCTGTCAGTTATGTGGACCGTGTTATATATGTAACAGCAGTGGTCTTGGTACTTATTCATGTGATGATCTGCCAGGCCCCGGTCCAACTCTTCAAGAGCAGTGTTTAGAATGCAATAACGATGTAGCTTTTTGCACCAATGGTCAAAACCCAAATACATTTTTATGCACAGAGGGTGACAAAACTTACTGTTGTGATGGTAGTTGCATAGATCCTTTAAAATGTTATTATACATCATCCATCACTGGTAAATGTGTTCCTGGTTGTAATCCTCTATTACTAGACTGCGCTAAATGTGAATTTGGGAGATGTATGCCCGGAGCCGCTTGTGGTGAATGTGAAAAGTGTGATTTAGGAATTTGCGTACCTGACCCAGACGCATATGATAATGATGGAAATCCTTGTAGCTCATATTCTCAAAATATATTACAAAGCACTATTGTGCCATAATTATTGCGATATTATTTTTTGCTTGACATCGGATTTTTGACCGTTATTATATATTAACGCGTTTTAACCCGCTTTCTATAGGAACAAAGGAAAATTACTATGAAATTAAATCAGAAAATTACAGTTCAGCCTCCTCCATATTCAGACAACGCTGGTAATGTTACTACGCCAGACCCTATTGTTACTGATACGTTAAAAGTTGTTTATATGGATGATCCTACACACAAAACTATCAGCGTTCAAATTGATCAAATTCCATTGCCGGTACAGCTATATAGTGCTGCTAGTTATGAAGAACTTGGAGATTGGACTAAATCTCAGCTAGAAGATAGGTTGAGAGTTTTGATGGGTGATCACCCAGACAAGTTCTTAAGAAGTCTTTTTCCAAAAACTATGGAAGAAGATCCGCATGGACCAGGAACTCAACTTAGTAAAATGATTAAAAGTCTTGGTATTCATATGAGCGATAGCTGCTCTTGTCGTCGCCACGCTATTAATATGAATGAAAAAGGTAACGATTGGTGTGAACAAAATATTGATACTGTTGTAGGTTGGCTTGATCAAGAAGCCAAGAATAGAGGACTACCATTCGTAAAGATGGTTGGCAAGGTTATGGTTAACCGAGCTATTAAAAAGTCTAGAAAATTACTTGCTAATCAGCCAGTTCCAGAAAATGACGAGGACCTAGATAACGAAGATTGATCTATTTTTATAAATAGAATTATTTCTTGAAGCACCCTCGAAAGCGGGTGCTTTTTTTTTGGATGTTGGTGTATAATAATATATATGTTATTAACTAAACACAAAGGCGCAAGATATGGGTTGTTTACCAGAGGTTGACGAAATAAAAGAATACATTCTAGATGGAACTTTTTATGATAGGTGTGATGATGCTTGTCCGCCTAATCAAGGTATTGGTAGTGGCGGATTACAGCTCAAACCTGCGGTTAAGTTTGATGTTGAATTACCAGTTGGTACTATAAAGGGTTTCACTGTGTCGGCGGAAGGCGCGAATGTACAATGGGGCAATGGTCAAATATTGAATGGATGTCCTAATAGTAATGTTGGTACACCTAAACCGCCTAATGATAATAAGCGTAAAAGTGGCAACACAGGCAGACCGGGAGGTGACTGTTGGGCAGAATGGGCGCGCTATTGGAATAGAAAGAGCCAGGCCGATCTAGGTAATACAAAATCAGCACTAGGTAAGTCGCATAAACCATATTTTAAAGGCATCGAGCTGACGGCCAAGGCAACCTATAGTTTTGAATATGAAATGTCATATGTAAAAACATCTAAACCAGCCGACGGAACTAATTGTGGAAATACAGTTGCTGTCATAGGCACTACTGCTGGCACAACAGACCCTCAAACTACTACTATACAACCCGCTTGGATAAATGCATCCCAAGATGGCTATGTACATTGTCAACCAATAGCAAATGCGGGTTACTGTAGGGGAAGATCTGGTGTGTATGTGCCAAGAGGGGCGGCAAATTTATGCTTCGATCCTAATAATCCCCAAAAGCAAGAGGTATGGTGCCAATGTGGTGTAGCCGCTACTATTGTTTGGAGTTACGTTCCAGGTGGTGTCATACCTAAAGATCCATATTCTCAGAGATTGTCGAGCAACAAACCCCCACTAATACCAGGGACAAAGATCAATTTGCCTAATAATCTGTCTGTATTGGTATTTAGTTCAGATAGTGTAGACCAAGCATCTTGTGCTGCTACGCCACCTGGACCTAGAGCTCTGAGTATATTTAATGCAGGTATGGCACTAGCAAATGCTGTTGCTGATACTGCATTTGGTCTCAAATCAGCAGCAGAAAAAGATGCGGTCAAGAAATATAACGCTATTGCTGCGGCTGGTGGATCTTGCGGCCTTGCTGAGCGAGGGTGGTCATCTGGATCCATTAGTGTAGAGATATCGTCCCAAGAATTACCAGATAAACCACCAGAACCAGAACCAGAACCAGAACCAGAACCAGAACCAGACCAATAAAACCCAGAGTCAAATCATTTATATGCTGCATACAGAGAGTTTTTAAATATGGCTATTCACAATATTTACGAAATTACACAAAATTATAGAGAACCATTAACATTACAAGGTTTTCCATTATATAATAGCATATGCGATAGTATTGATACTTCCCAAAAGGTTTATAAAGATATTTATTTAGAGGTTGATAAATATTATCAAGGCAGTAAGCCAGAATTTATGGTACTTTTATCTCTTTCTTCTAACTCTTTAGTTATTGATAACATCAATTCTCAATCACCTTATATATATATCACAAATGATTCCTTTCCTGAAAATACATACCAATTTCAACAAGAATCTTTTTTAGTCAAATATAATACCACACTACACAATACTGAAATTATCTCAAATGGTATTTTTACCGGTGATAATATAATAGATTCGGATAATTTAACTTATTACGCAAAACCTATTGGTATACTTGATAGTGGTTTTGCCGTTATTCAGCAAGGTTATAAACTAAATAGTTTATTTTATTTATCTTGCTTAAATGAATCTACTAACGACTTTGATAAAGAGTATATACAAGTAAGTTTAACTATTAACGATAATACAATATCAATTACTGGTGGCAGCAATTATCAGGTTGGAGACACATTCAATATTATATCAGCTGGTAGCACCGGACAAGCTTTGCTGACAGTAGAACAAATAAATAGTGATACTGGTGAAATTTTATCAGTGAGTTTATTTAATGATATGACCGATATTACGGTAGCTCCACAGGTAGTATATTTAGGGCAAACAGGATCTGGCGCTAATATCACTATTAATGATGATTATAGTATTGCTAATATTGTCTCAACATTACAAAGATATTATCCGGTTTATAATAATGTATATGTATACGCAGAAAAAGATGGTCAAGATTATATTACATTACCACAATCTATTTATCTTGACTATGATTATGATCTCACCGGTGTTGAAATTAATGAAACAGAGTTTGTAATTAATGATATTATATGTTTATCTTCTGGTAATAATATAGATGTTGATACGAAATTTTATTTTCATATGAATGATAATATTTACACATCTGATAACTATATTACTATTGACTTTAATCTTTTGCAAGATATGCACAACCCTATTGTTACGGGCTTAAAATTTAAACGTTTTCCTAATAAGGTGTAATTATGGCCGCTGAATGTTGTAATAGTAATTGCCCATGTCCCAGACCAGATCAAGATCCTGATGGATCTTCTTTAGATCCGTGGCAAAAGGGTTATGGTGGTAAGTGCTGTGGATGTACAGCGATTGATTATGATAAGAATGTATATTTATGTAAATCTAGAAATATAGATCCTGTTACTGGAAAATCTGGTACACCTCATTGGAAAGCCCCTTGCGGTTGTGAATGTGACCCTACTAAGATTGGACCATGCGATAAACCTGAGTATCCACATTTTATGTCTGAATTCTGTGGTTGTGGTTGTACCTATATTTATCAAATGAAAAAAAATCCTGATATAAATCCTTGCGGAGATGATATGAAGGTGGTTATTCAACCATGTAATTGTGGCTGTGATGTTGGTTACGACTGTAAAGCTGAGGACCCTAGTCGTCCTAAACTAAAAATAACATGGACTACAGACTTAGCCGGCAACAAAACCGGAGATCAAGATTGTGAATGTGTATGTCCACTTAACGAACCTGGCGGACCTAGATGTGGTCAAGGTAAATATAGAAGGTTGCCACACTTCAAATCTAAGGATTGCTCATGTTATTGTAAACATGCAAGTGAGGAACCATGTACAGGCAGTACTCCCGATTTTGACAAAGAGGATTGTAGCTGTAAATGCGCATATAAAGAATCTGTAAATCTACAATTCGTCAAAAAATGCCCTCCAAACAAACCCAGTCTGAGAGACTCTACTTGTAGCTGTTATTGCTATTTTGAAGAAGTTTTATATAAACAGGGATTAGATTGTGATTATTATAGCGATGGAGCATTACCTGATTTTGATGCTGATAATTGTCAGTGTGTATGTAAGCTTTTACAAAAAGGCTGCAGTGGAGGTAAAGTACCAGATCCAGCAGGAAAATGCAAGTGTGTATGTCCTCAGGGTATGAAAGAATGCAAAGGAAAGTGTTATAATGCATGCCCATCTGGACAAAGTCGAGATCCTAATGATTGTGTATGTAAAAATTATACACAAGCTGTGCTTTCAGATATTTTCTTACCCTAAACCCAAGTATTGATATGAATATTTTATACGGTAAAAATTTAACTAGTAGATTTAATACATTTATAGATAAAAAAGATACGCAAAATACTAAAATTAATAAAGATTATATATATCCGCAGCAATCTAATATTACATATAATATTGGCAAACTAACTAATAATACACAATTATTTGTAATTGATCAAGTAGGTGACGCCGAATAAGTTTCTATGGACTTTTTGGTTGCCTACCTCTGTTTTTTACTATTTTTAATCGACGTCTTTGTGCTCTTACCATATCAGTAGATATATGATATCCAGTAATTTTGGATAATGTCATAGCTACAACGTTATCGGGCATTAATGGACTATTATTTCTAATAAATTCTATATCTTCTTCTCTCCATTTTTTATATGTTTTAGACATATTAAGTTACCTTGCTTTACTCGGTGTAATTAAATAGTATAATAGTATATTAACCCTTTTGAGAAAACGGTCAATCATATGAAACATAAAAAGTATAACAACCTAGCTAATTCAACCATTAAGGTAGTAGCATCAGAAAATCTTGATATATCTGATGACCTTAATAATAATCAATATAAAAGTATAGCAGAATTATATGAGGAAGAAAATTCCGAAAAAAACAACGAAAAAAACAACGAAGAAAATACAGAATAAAGTAAATGTAACAGAAGAAGAGTTTCTAGCTGTTTTAGACAATATAAGCAAAAGACTCTGTTATAAATTCAAGTTTGCTTATCATGATATTAATGATATGAAGCAACAAGCAGCGATTTTTGCTCTTGAAGGATTAGAAAAATATGATCACTCTAGACCGTTAGAGAATTTTTTGTGGACACATGTAAGAAATAGGCTTTTTAATTATAAGAGAGATAATTATCAGCGTCCAGACAAACCTTGCTTAACTTGCCCATTATATAATCCTAAAAATAAAGACGGTAAGGATTGTGAAGAGTTTAACGATAAATTCAACTGTCATGCTTATAGATCTTGGTTTAACAGAAATAATAACAAAAAAGGAATTATTCAACCATCTTATATAGACAATATAGACCCAGCGAATACTAAAGATTTTGTGGATCATATATCAGACCAGCAACTAGTCGATTTTATAGAAGAAAATTTACCAGTAAAATACAGAAGCACATACCTAAAATTAAAACACGGACAAAAGGTCATAAAAAACGATAAAGTAAAGTTACAGAATTTTATTAAAAAGAAACTCATACCCAAATATAAAAATGACTAAAAAAAGAGGACAGCTTTCGCTACAGGAAGAAAAGTACATTAAAGAAAATGCTAATTCTTCAAGTATAGAAGATATAGCAGTTAGTTTAAATAGAAATGTAGCTCCTATTAAAAAATACATAGAAAAAAATCAGTTGCTGCAAACACCAGCAGAGCATGCTGATAATGAAATCTTAAGTATTAAACTTAGATCTAAATCTTTTTGGGGTGAGGTATGTAAGCAGTTTGATAAAGAGACTGGCGAATTAGATTATTTCGAAAATACATGGATTAATCTTATTAAACAATTTCGTGAAGATGTTCTTCCAGCAGAAGAGTTACAAATTAAACAGTTTATTACAATAGATATTCTTATTAACAGAAGTATGAAAGAGCGTAAAAGACATATTGCAGAAACCGAAAAATTACAAAGGCAGGTAGACTTTGAGTATGAAATGCCAGAATCTGATAGAGACACCGCTAAGCTAGCAAATCTTGAAACACAATTAAGTTTTGCTAGAAATAGTATCGCTAGCTATACTAATGAATATACCAAATTATTAAGTGAACAGCAAAAAATTAGTAAAGATTTAAAAGCTACTAGAGAACAAAGAATTAAAAGGATTGAAGATGGCAAAAGCAGTTGGACAGGATTAATTAGGATGCTGGAAGATGAAGACATCAGAGAAAAAGAAGGCCGCCAGTTAGAAATTCTAAAGATGGCTACCAGTAAATTTAAAGATGATTTACAATCACCACACCAATATCAAGATAATGAATTTGATACACCTATATTAAATGCGGAATCAGTACTAAAGAATCAAGATGAATAAAAGATTATATGATCAACAATATAAAGCGTGGATTAAACAAATTTTTGCTAGAGACAAATTTAAGTGTCAGTGGCCAGAATGTAAAAAACAAAAAGGTAAATTAAACGCTCATCATATTAAGAAGTGGGCAGACTACCCAGGGTTAAGATTGTATCCCAATAATGGTATTACTTTATGTAAATATCACCACGACCTAATCAAGAGTAATGAAGAAAATTATGAAATGATGTTTTTTAAAATTATAGCAAATAAAAAATGAATAACCTATACCTTTATAATTTAATATTCAATTCTGAATTTTGCAATTATACTGAAGAGTGTTCTTGTGTACTGGGGATGGAGCCTGCATTAGCCTTATATCTTTTTGATTATTCTGGAGAATTATTTTTAACATACCCTAGAGAATTTCAAACTAATTCTTTAATTATTAATAGTTTTAGATTTTTGAATACATGTATACATCTTACTAAGAATCATTGTAATATTTCTAACCATTCTTTTAACTATAAAAATATAAACTTTAAGTATATTGATCGATATACCACCAATTTTATACATATAGATAGTGTTAATAGGTATGATAAAGTATATCAATATAACCCACCAGAAAAGTTATACTATAACGGCATAAGATATTTTTTACCCAAAATAGAAGATGTAATCTCATATTGTTTTTATTTATATGGTAAATCCTTTAATATATCTTATCTTAGAGATGCTAGCGTATTATCTTGTATTTATCAAAATAAAATCATCAATAATAATATTTTAACTAATTTATTAATCGTTGGTTCTAATGTTAAGAAAATATTCAATAAGGCTATTAAAGATTTTATGAAGCTAGAATTTTCGGATATTGCATTTGATTTTGATCAGGCCGATATTAGAGAAAGAGTTCAACCAACACTGGATTTTTGCCATGGGTCATGAATCAGACAAGAAATACAGTTTTAATATAATCATAGACACCAGAGAACAAAAACCATGGGCTTTTGCTGGATGTAATACTATTAATAAAAAATTAGATACTGGAGATTATAGTATAGAGGGCTTAGAAGATTTACTATGTATCGAAAGAAAGAACAGTGTGAGCGAGATCGCAAATAATATTTCTGAAGCTAGATTCAAAGCTGAAATATTAAGAATGAATGACTACCTATACAAATTTATTTTATTAGAATTTAGTTTACAGGATGTTTTAAACTATCCTATAGGCTCTACCGTACCTAGAAGATTATGGTCTAAAATAAAAATTAAACCAGCTTATATACTTAAATATTTAACAGAATTACAGATCAAACATAATATTAATGTGGTATTTTGCGATAACCCAGAAGCTGCTAATCAGATGGCGTTTTCTATCTTTAAGAGGGTGAATGAATTACATGGTAAGTAATAATTATTTAGATAATGCCTGGTTGAATATAGGCGATATTGACAAGATTAAGATAGATAAAAACCTAATGATCAATAGGTCAGAAAAGGATATTGAAAATCCAGACCGCCACCTGATCAATATTATTAAGAATCCAGATAATTTTAGTATGACAGCTAAACTTTTAATGGATATTGAACTACACCCAATTCAAGCTGCTATATTACAAGAATTCTGGGATAGGCCGTTCCCTATGTTTATTGCTAGTCGTGGTTTTGGTAAATCTTTTTTATTAGCTTTGTATTGTACCTTAAAATGCATCTTTGTTCCTGGTAGCAAGATCGTTGTGGTTGGAGCTGCGTTTAGACAGAGTAAAGTTATATTTGAATATATGGAAACCATATGGAGAAAGTCAGCTATTATTCGTAGTATCTTTAATGGTAATGATGATGGACCAAGGCGAGACGTTGATAGATGTACTATGAGATATGGAGATAGCTGGACCATAGCCATTCCTTTGGGTGATGGTAGTAAAATTAGAGGTTTAAGAGCTCATATTATTATTGCTGACGAATTTGCATCTATATCACCAGAGGTATATGAAACAGTTGTGTCTGGTTTCGCTGCGGTATCAGCAGATCCTATGGGTAATGTCAAAGCAGAAGCTAAAAAAGAATTAATGAAAGATCTTGGGATATGGAATGAAGAAATGGAATCTTTACAATACCGTAAAAGCAATCAGGCAATTATAGCAGGAACGGCTGATTATAGCTTTAAGCATTTCGCTCAATATTGGGAGAGATATAGGGCTATTATTCATAGTAAAGGCAATGAAGAGCAGTTACAAAAATTATTCCAGGGTGAGGTGCCACAAAATTTTAACTGGAAAGACTATAGCGTAGTTAGGATTCCATATGAATTGATACCAAAGGGTTTCATGGATGATAGGCAGGTAGCTAGGGCTAGGGCAACTATACATAGTGGTATATACAACATGGAATATGCTGCTTGCTTCACAAAAGACAGCAGTGGATTTTTTCGTAGAAGTCTAATAGAAAGTTGTGTTACTAATAATAAAAATCCAATCATTATCAATAATGAACCTATTATATTTGATGCTAGAATTAAGGGGGATCCTGACAAAAAATATATTTATGGCATTGACCCTGCTAGTGAGCAAGATAATTTTAGCATTGTGGTACTTGAATTACACCATAATCATACAAGGATAGTTTATTGCTGGACTACAAATAGAACAAATTTTAAGAAACGACAAAGAACAGGTCTTGTAGATGAAAATGATTTTTATGGTTTTTGCGCTAGAAAGATTCGTGATTTAATGAAGGTTTTTCCTTGCGAAAGAATAGGTATAGATGCTCAGGGAGGTGGTATAGCTATCGAAGAGGCTTTGCACGATAGTAATAAATTAAAAGAGCATGAATTACCCATCTGGCCTATTATAGATGATAAAAAGAGTAAAGATAGTGACGCTAAGCCAGGTTTACATATTTTGGAGCTGGTGCAATTCGCCAGATCTGACTGGACCAGTCATGCCAATCATGGTCTTAGAAAAGATTTTGAAGATAAAGTTTTGTTATTTCCAGCTTTCGATAATTTAACTCTTGGATTAGCTATGGAAAAAGACTCCCAGAATGTATTAGAAACAGACCTAGAAAATGTATATGACACTCTTGGTGAGTGTATTTTAGAAATTGAAGAATTGAAAAATGAGCTTACCACCATAGTAATGAGTCAAACAAGCAATAGTTCTGGATCAAGAGAGAAATGGGATACTCCAGATAACAAAGGAGCTGGAGCAAAAAGAGGTAAATTAAGAAAAGATAGATATAGCTCATTAATTATAGCTAATTCTATAGCCAGATCTATCAGTAGGGCTGATGCACCCATAGAATATGACGTTATAGGTGGTGTTGATGGTAGATATAAGAATTCTACAGAGAGCCTATATAAAGGTCCTGCCTGGTTTACCAATGACGCAAATAACGATATATATGTTGGTATTTATAAAAAATAGTGTATAATAAACTAGTTAACCATAAACAATAGAACCGCAATAGAAATGCAATACCATTATGTCAAATAAATATCCAAAAAGTAAAGCCATAGAAGATGCAGAGATAGAAAAAGAAGAGGCTTATGTTACATGGGGTGATGATTTAGCCTCTAAACAAAGCGCCTTGGAGCTTTCCTCAAAATCTTTAGCTGAATTTGAAGGTATTCATAGAACTACAGGTTATGCTAGATATAATAGAGATTTTTCTAACTTATCAGAAAATACATCTAGCCGTCCAGGTCTAACTAGATCAGATTATGACTATTTTAGACCAAATGAAGCTGTTCCCGTTAAGCTTAAAAATATTATCAAAACTGCTGATACAATATATCAGAGAGTGGGTTTGGTTAAGAATGTTATTGATCTTATGGGCGATTTCGGATCTCAAGGTATTAGACTTTCCCATAGAAATAAAAGAATAGAAAGATTTTATAGAAATTGGTTTAGGAAAATTAATGGTATAGATAGAAGCGAAAGATTTCTTAATAATTTATACAGGGTAGGGAATGTTGTTATTAATAAACAAACAGCGAAAATTAGTCAAAAAATAGCTGATGAATTATATAGAGCTAATGCTAAAGCTGATATCGATCCTTCTTTAGATGAAATTAAAGTTGATAGAAAAGAAATACCATGGAGATATACATTTATCGATCCTTTTTATGTTGACATTTTAGGAGAGAGCTTATCATCTTTTGTTGGGAAAAAACAGTATGCTATTTCACTACCAGCTCAATTAAGAAAAACTATAAACAGTCCTAAAAATGATATAGAAAAACAAATTGTAGATCAATTACCAGAGAGTATTTTATTTGCTGCAAAAAATAAAACACTTTATCCTTTAGATGCTGATAAAACTCTAGTTTTTCATTACAAAAAAGACGATTGGCAGAATTGGGCATATCCCATGATTTATGCTATTATGGATGATATCAATATTATCGAAAAACTTAAACTAGCTGACTTAGCTGCATTAGACGGCGCTATTTCCAATATTCGAATTTTCAAACTCGGTAATCTAGAACATAAAATAGCTCCAACAAAAGCTGCTGCTGCTAAACTATCTAATATTTTACAAAATAATGTTGGTGGCGGTACAATGGATTTAATTTGGGGTCCAGATATTGAGTTATTAGAAAGTAAAACTAATGTACATCAATTTTTAGGAGAAGCTAAATATACTCCACACTTAAATAGTGTTTATGCTGGTCTTGGTATACCTCCCACATTAACAGGCACTTACGGTGCTGCTGGTACTACTAATAATTTCATTAGTCTAAAAACATTAACACAAAGACTAGAATATGGTAGACAGGTATTAGTACAATTTTGGCAAAAAGAAATAGAAATGCTACAAAAAGCCATGGGCTTCAGATATCCAGCTAAAATAGAATTTGATAGAATGGACCTAAGCAATGAAGAAGCAGAAAAAGCCCTATTAATACAACTAGCTGATAGGAATTTAGTGAGTGAAGAATTGGTGCAAACAAGATTCGGTTTTGATGCTGATATGGAACAAAGTCGAATTAGTAGAGAAAGTAAAGAAAGAGCATCATCCAAGAGACCTACTAAATCAGGGCCATATCATGATGCTGAATTTATCAATAGCTTAAAAAAGATAGCATTACAATCAGGTATGGCTACACCTAGCGAGGTTGGTTTAGACTTATCCAAGAAGAAACGTGGCGAAAAAAATCTTTACGAACTCAAAAACGATACAGAAAAGAAAAACACAACGAAGTTGGTTAAAGATTCGCCAGAATCTTTACCTGGCGTTCCTGGCGAAGGCCGCCCACAAATGTCAAAAGACACCAAGAAAAGAAAGACCAAAGATTTTAAACCTAGAACCGGGGCAACATTAGACATATGGGCGCAGGACGCACAAGAAAGAATAGCCTGTATAATCAATCCTCTTATTCTAGAGTTTTACAATAAGAAAAATTTACGATCATTATCTAGTGATGAGTCCAAAAACTTAGAATTTATTAAAACACAAGCCCTTTTTTCTTTAAAACCTTTTGTAAAAATTGACCCTGATAAAATTTCTGCTAATATAAAAAGTATTTCTCAAACTACCAAAAGTTTAATATCGGGGTATGAATATTGGGTAAGGTCAATATCCAACAATTTACAAAGAACATTAACTACAGAAGAGCAAAAACTAGTTAAGTCAATTTATTACTCATCTATTCATACGGAAGAAGAATAATATGCATATTTATCAACAAGAATGGGATGACGGTGTTGCTGAACAGGTAATAGCCAACGCTTCTATTGCATACCTCGCACAAATTCAACCAACAACAAAACAAACAACTGACTTAGTTAAGGCTAGTGTTAATTATCAATTAATTACGGATCCTGATAGTCAGTCATTAGCATCCGTTACCGACGAAGATCTGTATTATGTTCAATCTATCTTAGTGAGTTCATCATGGAATAGAAATGATGATATTTTTGATAAAGTAGAAGTATGGAAAGCTAAAAATACTCCGGAAGATAAGCCCACTAATTTAGAGCATGACGAGGACCAAATTGTTGGACATATTGTTTCTAACTGGCCCATAGATGTTGATGGTCAGAAAATTCCAGATAATATTGATATGGAACAGCTTCCTGATAAATTCCATATTGTTACCGGTTCTGTTATTTATAGAAATTTTTCTAATCCTGAATTGAGAGAAAGAGCAGAGTCTTTAATTCAGGAAATCGAGGCTGGTAAAAAGTTTGTTAGCATGGAATGTTATTTTAATAATTTTGATTATGGTTTACTAAATCAAGAAACTGGAGAATATAAAGTATTAGCTAGAAATAATAATACTAGTTATTTAACTAAATTTTTAAGATCATATGGTGGTGTTGGAGAATATGATAATCATAAAATTGGCAGAGTATTGCGCAATATAAGTTTTTCAGGAAAGGGTTTTGTGAACAAACCAGCTAATCCAGAAAGTATTATTTTTGATAAACAAAGTGCTGATGAAATTTTTACTAAAAAAGACGATAACCTTTTAGCCAATAATAGTGTATTTAATATCCAAGCGTCCTTTAACCCGGAGAATGATAATATGAGTCTAGAAAAAGATGTAAAAGAACTAGCAGAAAAAGTCGAAGCTATGACCGGCTGTGGCGAAGTTCTTAAAGAGGCTTATAGTCGCGTAAGCGAACTAGAGGCTAAAGTCATGCAACTAGAAGCTACCATGAAAGATAAAGAAGAAGATATGGCAAGAATGTCAGATCAGGCTTCTTCTCTTAATGAAGCTGTAGCTGAGAAAGATAAACTCTTAGAAGAATACAAGAAAAAAATGGAATATGATGTAGCACAATTAGATGAAGTTAAAGCCAACGAGCTTAAAGAACTTACTAGTGCTCATGAAGAAGCTCTCAAGACAAGAGAATGTGATCTTGAGACATTGAAAAGCGAACTTGCTGCTGCTAATGAGGCTATTGAAGCTTATAAAGCAAAAGAAGCTGAACTTGCTAGGCAGGCAAAAATTGTTAGTAGGGTCTCTGAACTTGTCGAATCTGGTGTTGCTCACGATGTAGCAGAAGCTACAGTGAACAAATTTGAAGATCTAGACGATGAGGCTTTCGCTACTATCAAGTCTTTGGTTAGTTCTAATGTTCCTGAGTGGGCTCAAACTAAATCAGAAGAAGTTGCTTCGGAAGAAGTTGCAGAAGCTGAAGAGGTTGCAGATTCTACTGAGACTGAAGAACAAGAAGGTGAACTAGAAGATTCAGTTGCTGAGGAAGTTTTAGAAACCGCAGAAGCTGAAGAATCTGTTGATCTTAGTGTTGGTAGTGATGAAGATTCAGAGATCGATCACACTAGAGCATCATTAGTAGATTTTGTTTATTCTAGATTAGGCAAACAACAATCCAATAAAGGAGAATGAAAAATGGCTTTAAAACCAGATCGTGTTGAAAGTTTTACCGATGTATCTTTCTTTATGAACACAACCGGCGATCGCGGCGGTGTGGTTGTATACAACGGTGCAGGTGGTGTTGGTTCATCTATGGATGATGCTGATGCCGTAGTTATCTATCCAACTGGCAGTCCAGCTGGCACTGCTCCAGCAGGTGTTTTACTTAATGATGTTGTTAATCTTGATCTTACAAGACAACATATTAATTATCATAAAGATGAAGTTCAGGCTGGCGGCAAAGTGGCTCTTCTTCGTAGGGGTCAAGTTACTACCAACAGTCTAGCTTCTGGTCAAAGTCCAGTTGCTGGAGACGCTGCTTATTATGATGGTGCTGGTGATTTCACCACAGTATCAACAAACAGTGTTAAAGTTGGTACATTCTTAAGTGGCAAAGATGCCGACGGCTACGTTAAAGTAGATATTAACATTACCTGAGTTTAAAAAGGAGATATATAAACATGGCTAATAAATTTGAACCATCCGCTGAGCTTACTGATCTCTTAGTTAGATCAGGTTCTGCTGAAAAAGAGCAGTCTTTGGCTGCTAGTAGAGAGTTTGCAAAAGCTCTTGAGCTTCCATTGCGTCAAGCTATTCTTAGTGGAGATATTCTTGATGGCATCTTTGAACCAATTCAATTGGCTCCTGGTGCTACTCCAGAATTTCCATTAGACTTCTTGGCTCCTGGAACAGAAGCTGATTTTGTTGCTTATACTTTACCTAATCATGGTTATGTACCAGAAAGACATGTCGAAGGCGATTATGTCATGGTTCCTACCTATGATATTGGTGCAAGTATCGACTATCTTCTAAAGTATGCTCGTGACGCCCGTTGGGATGTCGTTGGTCGTGCTATGGAAGTTCTCGAAGCACAATTCGTCAAGAAGATGAATGATGACGGTTGGCACACCTTGCTTGCTGCTGGTGTAGACCGTAATATTGTTGTTTATGATAGTGACGCTGATGCTGGTCAGTTTACTAAGAGACTTGTTTCTCTTATGAAGACCGTTATGCGTCGTAATGGTGGCGGTAACTCTGCTAGTAATAACAGAGGTATCCTTACCGATCTTTATGTCTCACCAGAGGCTATGGAAGATATCAGAAACTGGGGCGTTGATCAGGTCGATGAGATTACTCGTCGTGAGATCTATACCGCTGCTGACGGTAATGTTAATCGCGTGTTTGGTGTAAACCTTCATGACGTTGATGAGCTTGGCGAAGGCCAAGAATATCAAGAGTTCTATGATAATGTTCTTTCTGGCACTATTGATGCTGGCGACAGCGAAATTGTTGTTGGTCTTGACCTTAGAAAGAGAGATTCATTTATCATGCCAGTTCGTCAAGAAGTTCAAATCTTTGAAGATGATACCCTTCATCGTCAAAAGAGAGCTGGCTTCTATGGATGGGCTGAGCAGGGTTTTGCTGTTCTAGATAACAGAAGAGTGCTTCTTGGCTCTCTTTAATCTTTAAGCTTTGCTTATGATATCGAAGTAGCCGGCTCCACAAAGGGTCGGCTATTTCTTTTTCACACCAGAAAGGTATAAGGATAATATGGCTGCCGGTAAATATGATTTCTCTATAGAGCAAGGTAGTTCTTTCAGGATTGATTTTATATATAAAGACTCTGATAAACAACCTGTTAATCTTACAAATTGGTGTGCTCAATTGATATGGAAAACAGAAAGATATGAAGCTAAGGTTATTTCTGCTGTCAATAGTTCAGATACTATTCAAGTTTCCGATCCCTCTTTGCTTGTTGATAACGGAATGATAACAGGACATAATATACCGATTAATACATATATCATTGAATTTAGTGGTTCTATAGCCAAACTTTCTAATAATGTTACACTATCGGCTGGTAGCACCATCTATTTTGAGCCTGTTACATATCAGTATAAGTCCAGTAATACAGATTATACGAAATATACTTTTAGCGTGAATTCTAGTGGCAGGATTTCTTTAATAATACCAGCCAATGTTACAGATACTTTTGGATTTAATAAAGCTAAATATGATTTGGACCTAGAGTCTCCGAACGATTGGTCTGACGGTGGAGATAAACATATTTCTAGAATATTATATGGCAATATAAATATTGTAAAAAGATATAGCTCTAGTGACACCCAGAGCGTGTGCTCATAGATATATAGGAATTCTTAATTCATGTCTACTTATTACTTAGAAGTCGCTATTAATCAAAACACTAATATTATAGAAGTAAATCCCGAAGGCAACCCTTCCGTAGAAGTAAAGCTTGAAAATAATTTACACAACATAGATGTTGTGGATGAAACTATAGCTATTACCAATACTAATAAACCACTCGGATCTGTACCATACTCTGAAACATCACAAGTTGCTGGAGATTATGAAGTTAGTGTGTTTGAGGATGTAGTTGTGATTATCGATAGCGAAGTAGGTACATTATCTAATACAATTAACGTTACACTACATACAGCTTTTGATAATCTTGGCAAAATTATTAGAATTAAAAATCGCACTACAAAAACTGTAAACATTAAAACAAAAAATAATGAAACTATTGATGATCTAAGCTCTTATGATTTATTTTATAAAAATGAATCTATAACATTATTATCTGACGGCAATAATTGGTGTATAATTTAATGGTTTTGGTTATTTTTTACACAGCAAAATGGAGAATTTTATATGAGTTATAGTCCTATAGCTGCCGGCGGCGGCAATCAAAAGGGTTTGGTGTTTTTTGGTTCTGATGCAAGCTCTAACAAATTTGATTCGGACGGCAGTAATCTGTATTACGATAATAGCAAGCTGTATGCCCCAGGTGTAGTGCTTCCTGATGGTGGTTATATTGGTTCAGATAGTGCTAATAGCGCAATCGCTATTGATGCTAGCGGCAATGTAACTATCGATGGTGGCCTTACCGTTAATGGTACTACAACTACTGTTAATAGTACCAATACTGTTGTTGCAGACACTTTGATTGAGTTGAATAATGGTGCTGAAAGCAATGGTAATGATTCTGGTTTTATTATCGAAAGAGGCAGTACTGGAGATAATGCTGTTTTCGTTTGGGATGAAAGCGAAGACAGATTTACTCTTGGTACTACAACAGCTACTGGCGCAAGTACTGGTAATTTAGATATTAGTCTTGGTACACTTGCGGCTAATATTGTTGGTGATGTTACTGGCGATCTTACGGGTGATGTAACTGGTAATGTTACTGGTGATCTTACCGGTAATGTTACTGGTAATGTTACTGGTAATTTAACAGGTAATGTGACCGGAGATGTGACTGGTGACGTGACCGGTGATTTAACTGGCAATGTTACTGGAAATGTTACTGGAAATGTTACCGGTAATGTAACTGGTGATCTTACTGGTGATGTAACCGGTGATTTAACTGGTAATGTTACCGGAAATGTGACTGGTAATGTAACTGGTGATCTTACTGGTGATGTAACCGGTGATTTAACTGGTAATGTAACCGGCAACGTAACCGGTAATGTTACGGGTAATATTACTTCAAGCGGTACTTCTACTTTTACTACCGTAGACATTAATGGTGGAGCTATTGATGGAACTGCTATTGGAGCTAATGCAGCTAGTAGTGGTGCATTTACCACCCTTAGTGCTTCTGGTGGCATTACTGGTACTTTAACTGGTAATGTTACAGGTAATGTGACTGGCAATGTGACCGGTGATGTGACTGGTGATTTAACTGGCAATGTTACTGGTAATGTTACTGGCGATTTGACTGGTAATGTTACTGGCGATTTGACTGGTGATGTTACTGGTGATGTTACTGGTAGTCTTATCGTTAGTGATGCTGCTGTAGATGTTGCTGCAGATAGCATGTTCTTTAGAGATAGTGATGGTACTTCAAAAAGAGACACTATTGCAGACATGGTTGCTGGCGTTGCTGGTACAACTGCTAATACATCTCTTGCTGCTAGCAGCGGTGTCATGACTGTTCAAATTGATGGTAGTACTATCACAAGAAATGGTAGCGGCCAGCTCGTAGCTGGTGCTGCTGCTAGCTTCAAGTCTGTTGACACTGCTAATTCAGCTTCTACAGCTAGTAACGACGTAACTCTTGTAACCACTAGCACTAATAGTTTTACTTTAACTATGCATGCTAGTCCTAGCAATGGTCAAGTCGCTACTGTTAAGAAAGTTGATGATGGTAGTGGTACACTTACTATTAGCGGTAACAGTGGACATAGTATAGATGGTGGAAGCATCAATCTTTACTATGAAAACGAAAGCGTTAGCATGGTGTTTTATAACAATGTGTGGTACGTAATCTAGTAGTAGGTTTAATATGGGATTAAATTCAATAACATTACAGAGCAATGATAGTGATGTTATTTCAGGGGATATAGTTGGTAGAATAAACTGGGCTGCCGCCAGCGATGGCGATGGCCCAGTTGCCACTTCTATTGCGGCCAGTATTTCTGCTGTTGCTGAAGAAACATTTAATGATTCTAATAATGCTACTTCTTTAATATTTTCTACAGCTAATGATGCTATCGCTTCCGAGAAGCTCAGAATTACTAGTGATGGACGCACTGTTATATCTAATGGAAGTTTTGTTTCCAATGGTGATGCCCAAAATAGTTCGTATGTATTAAGAACTTCTACAACAAACGATACTTTTACAACTATTGCGAACAATGGATCCAGCATAAGATTAAGCAATAACAGAACTTTTATGTTTACAGCTAATATTGTAGCGCGCAGAACAAATGGTCAAGATAATGCGGCATATAAGCTTGAAGGCATAATAGCCAATGATGGTTATGGGGCGTCGATATTAGGCACTCCTGTTAAGACTATTCTTTATGAGAGTGATAGTTCGTGGGATGTTCAGGCTATTATCGTTAGTATCAATGTAGATAGCGATACGAGCGACGATTTATTAATACAAGGCAAAGGTGCTGCTAGTAAGAATGTTAATTGGGTATGTAAACTGGATCTACTAGAAGTAGGTGGAGATATTAGCGGCTATACAGAAACTAACACACAGAGCATAGCGCCAGACGCCATACCTTGATTTTTATTTTAAACACATTTACAAAGGATTTTATATATTATGTTAACAGAACAAGACTACAGGGTTATTTTAAGTGTTTTGGACGTAAGTGCCCAAAAAGGGCTTTTTAGACCAGCTGATTTTGTAGCTGTTGGTAATTTATACGATAAGATTCAGAAAATACTCGAAACTGCTGAAAACAATAAAACAGAATCATAGTTTTAGTATAATTAGGTGTAAATTATAGTAGTTTAATAAATTAGATAGTCTACTATAAGGAATGCTCTATGTACTGGCAGACAGAAATACCTATTATTGTTAGATCATTAATTAATGATTTTGAAGATAATTATTCTAATGAACGAATTATACAGCTAATTACTGTTGGGGCCAAATATGTTGTATTGGATCTAACATTAGATCAAGAATATCAGATAGATGTCGTGAACAATCTGATCACGCCCGATCCGTGTGGCAGCAATACTAGAGATGATACTTTTATTAGTTTTGTAGCTCTCAGAGCAGCTTGTTTTTTAGATCAAAGTACATATAGAACAAAAGCTGCAACAGAAGGAATTAAAACATCTCTTGGACCAGCCTCTTTACAAGTATCTGGTAATTTAGCTGGTTATAAAACAGTTTTAGATGTGGGCCCATGCTCTATATATGAACATCTTAAACAGCAACATAATATAGGTAATGCTAGTGCGATTAGTGCAGTACTCAGTCCTTTTGTTGGCAATAATTTTGACCCTAGATTTCTTTTCGTTTCTGATTTACCAGCCCGTAGTACTCGTGATGGGTTTTATAGCTAATGGATTTATCTCCACTTAAAACTTTATATAATAATCAAATAGATATACTACTCGCTAGTACAGGCCTAACTATACCTTGCTCTTTGGTATATGAAACTACTAAAATTAGTGAATGCCCTAATTGTATTTATGATACGATGAGTCGAAAATCGTCTAACCAGTATAAACCGGGTGGCCCTATATTGTTCTCTAATGGTCAAACATGCCCATTTTGTCTTGGTAGCGGTGTTACTAACTCTAGTGTAGCAGAGAAGCAGGTACATTTTGCTGTATTAACAGATAGTAAAAATTTTATAGGTCCTATTAATAAAGCAGATATTGATGCTCAAACTATATGTAGTATAGGTTATTTAGATAGTATTAAACAGTGTTCTAAGATTATATTTAATACAGATATAGATTATTTGACCAATAATATTTTTATTAGAGATAACGAACCCATGCCAGTCGGTCTTGGTGATAATAGGTATATTTTTACTAATTGGAAAAGATCATGATTATTGCTAATATAAAAATTAGAGAAACTAATTCGCAGATTAGTCAAAAAATATTAAAAGCACTATCTGGTGAAGTTGACAAATATTTCAAAAAAGCTTTTACTAAATGTAAAGCGGATATTGTTAGTATAGTTTCTAGCGCCATCACTAATCATACCACCTATCGATCTCTGATATCTGGTCAATTAAGAAAAGAATTTGGGTTGGATAACGCATCTTCTAGATTGTCTGAAATTCTTAGATTTTGGGAAAATTTAGAAGTGACATATACAAAACCTAGAATTAAAAGTAATGAAATTATTGGTTCTTTTAAATTATCTATGATAAAATCTGATTATTCTGATGTTTTATCAACAGCAGCAGCTGTAGTAAATACAGAAAAGGGCTCCCGATTAGAATGGCTAAAATGGCTTTTATTATTTGGGGATAAACAAATTATTAAAGACTATGAAATTAAATTTGGTAGCAATCCTAGATCTAGAACAGGCGAGGCTGTGATGATTGGCAAATCTGGTGGCAGATGGGGTGTTCCTCCAGCTTTTGCTGGAACAGCTAATAAAAACTGGATTACAGAGGCCATAGACAGCGTAGAAGGCCAGGTTTTTAAACTTTTAGAAGACTCCTTAAGGAAATAACATATGGCCGTAGGCGACGAGAAATTCACTGGTGTACGATCTATCAACGATTATCTATTTATTTCCAATATAGAAAATAATCTTAAATCATTTTTAGATTGGGGCTTTCTGAATGTTGGAGGCTTTGTTAACGTTAATAGTGCTGCTAATAGCTATAATGATAGTCCAAATAAATTAGCTGTAGTAAAAGATCCTAATTATGCAGATGGTCAGGTCTGGCAAACTAGACATAGTGATTGGGTTTGGGAAAATGTGAATTTTGATGGATCTTCTCCTACCCTGATTAGTGGGGTGAGTGTAGACGGAAATCCAGCTTCTTCTTATATTTTAGATTATGTTAATAGTAGAGTCATATTTAATGAACCGGTTTCCATCTCTAGTAATGTGTTAATGGATTATTCTTTTAGATGGGTACAAATTCATAAATCTAATAGTAATTTAATATGGTGGAAACAATTTCAATCAGATATTGTTAATGATACTACACAGTTTAATCAAAATACCGGAGAATATGCTATATTCAACCAAAACCGAATTCAGCTACCTAGTATTATAATAGAGACTGTGCCACGAGGAACTTCTGTACCATATCAACTAGGTGATAAATCTTTGATTTCTAGTCAAGATATTATTTTACATATAGTAGCTAATAATCCAGCTCATAGAAATTCTATTATAGATATTATTCGTTTACAAGAAGATAAAGTGATTTGGCTATATGATACCAATCTATTGGTTAAAGAAGGGGTATTACCCTATAATTTTGACGGGTCTTTAAATGGCAACAGGAATACATACGATGAGCTTCTTTATAATGAAGAAAATGACTATAATTTTGAGATAGAAAACGAAGTTGGAGAAATGGTTAAAAAACATAAATTAAGATGGAAAAAGTGCCATTTGAAAGATTTTGTGGTGTCAGAGGTAGAAAGTAGATATTTTTTCGAAGAAGCTAAAATTAGAATAACTGCAGAAATAATATTTGATGATATTTAACAATTGGTGTATACTATTTTAAGTGTTCCCACTAAATCCTTATAATATTCGATGGAGATTTTAACTATGGCAAATAATAGAGTTTTTTATGCCTCTCACGGTGTTGATGTTGGTGGCACAACCGTACAGGGCGCTCAAAGTGTAGGTATTACTACCAATTTTAATCTTGAGCAGGCTTTCCAGCTTGGTCAATTAGCATTATATGACAACATTTCACTTGACCCTGAGGTTGAGATTACTATTTCTAAAGTGCTTGATGGTGAAAGTACCATTTGGAAGCTTGCTACGGATGGTGGCAGTTTAATTGAAAATGCTAACGATGATACCACCATTATAGTTGGCGTTGGCGATGACACTGCTGCTAGTCTTACTAATGTTAGCGCTATTACTTGTAGCGGTATGTTTGTTTCAAGTGTTAGCTACACTTTCCCGGTTGATGGTAATTTAACAGAAGAAGTTACCTTTGTTGGTAATTCTAAAGCTATTACTGGAACTGTAAGTGCTCCTGCTACTACAGATAAAACTGTACTCAGAAGACAAAATGTTGATATTCCAAACTGCACTATTCCAACTGAAGTTAGCGGCAAAAATATTACTAGTATTAGTATTAGTGCTGACCTTGGTCGTGAAAGCATGTACAAGCTTGGTAGTTTAAAGCCTTTTCATCGTTTTGTTAACTTCCCTCTTGAAGTTACTTGCGAATTTGAGGTAAGTGCTACTGGCCTTGATGGAGTAGCTGTTGATATTCCAGATACTGCTTGTAGTGGTCTTGCTGCTAATGATCGTGAAATTATTGTTAAGATTTGTGACGCTGATGGTCTTGCTTATACGTTTGATCTTGGCGATAAGTGCAAGCTTACTAGCGTTAACTATAGCGGTGGAGATACTGGTGGCGGAAATGCTACTATTACCTATAGCTTTAGCACTTACAACGAATTAACTATCACAGACGCTTGATATTGATTCTGGGAATACTATCGATTGGGGGCTTCGGCCCCCTTCGATTATTTTAAAACAATAAAGGGAGAGAAAACAGATGCCTAATAGAATTTTTTATGCTTGTCACGCCATTTCCGTTGGTGGGCAGAATATTGCTGGCGCCCAAAGTGTTGGCGTAACTACCACTTTTGATCTTGAGCCAGTTTTCCAGCTTGGTCAAGTAAAACCTGTAGATGTTATGAATCTTGCTCCTAGTGTTGAATTTACAGTGACTAGAGCTATTACAAATACTAGCGGAACAATATGGAATGGCGATTTTATTAGTAATGTTGGACCTTCTAACAAAACCGTATGTCTTGGTATTGGTGATGACACATCGCCTCTGTTAAGTAGTCCTGGTGCTTCTATATCTTGTACAGGTGCTGGTATTAGTGGTGCTACATACAATTTCCCTGTTGATGGTATATTTACTGAAGAAATAACATTTTTTGCTGATAATAAACAGTTAGGGGGTAGTTGTGGTGGCGTCAGTCTAGACACTACTTCTAAAGCCAAAACTAGACAGCATTATGCTAGTGGTGCTCCAGCTTTAGTTACTGGTGCCGGAAATCTTACAAATATTAGCATTAGCACATCTGTTAGTCGTGAGCAAATTCTCAGATTAGGCAGTTTTAAAGGGGTTCATACTTATGCTAATCTTCCAGCAGAAGTAACTGTAGAGTTTGAGGTTAGCGCCACAAGCACAGATGGTGTGGCATGGTCTCAAGTAGGCAGTTGTGCCAGTCCTACTGGTGGAGCTTTTAATAAACAAACTATTGCTATAAATATATGTGGTAAAACCTTCACAATGGAAGACTGTAAACTAAGTAATGTAACTTATGGTGGCGGCGATACTGGTGGCGGAAATGCAACGATTACTTTTACTTATACAACATATAATAATTTGACAGTTAATTAAACGATAATATATGGATATAGAAGGAACACTATACAGGATTATTAATGGTAGCTATTATATTTATGTAAATAATCAAAGATATAAAATAGTTTTACCAAACTTACAAACCAAACAAGAATCTCATGCACTATATTGGGATATTTTAAAAAATAACAGATTCGATACTACTCATTGGCTTACTAGGAATCAGGCTGAAAAAATATTAAATACTAATGGAATATGGAATAGTAGTAAAGAAGAGGAACTAAAGATATTACAAAATAGACTGGATGATATGAAGATTGAGCTGTATCTTAAATACAACGACCTCACAATGAAAAAGAAGATTAAAGCTAGCCTTGAAACGGGTAAAGATGCTATAGGAGAATTACTGAATAAAAAACACTCTATGGATCATCTTACGCTAGAATATCATGCAGAAAGTGTTAAAAATGAATATATTATTACGCACACTATTTATGATGATAATAATAATTTAGTTTTTGATAATGATAATATAGATTCTTCAGCTTTAGAAGACTTTATGGCTGTAATACAAAAAAATGGTGTATCTCATGATAACTTGAGAGCTGTAGCAAGAAGCGATTTATGGAAATCGTATTGGGATGCTGCGAAAGGTGCTATTTTTGCACCACCAGCATATGAATGGACAGATGAGCAAAGGCTGTTGGTTAATATTAGTAAAATGTATGATTCTGTTAGAGAGCATCCTGAGTGTCCAGAAGATGCTGTTATAGAGGATGATGACGCTTTGGATGGCTGGATATTATTTTGGAAAAGAAAAGCAGAAAAAGATCGTAAGAAAAATAAACTTATGGAAGAAGTTGGTGGAAAGTATAAAAATGCTGGAGAAGTATTTATTGTAGCTAATAGTCAAGAAGAGGCTAAAGAAATTTATGCCTTAAACGACGGTAAAGCTATGGCAGAGATACGACATATGCAAGCTATGGCTAAAGATTTTAAAGACCCAAAAGATCATATACAATGGCAGGATTTACCACACGTAAAAATGGAATTAGAAAATAAACTTAATAAAAAACAAAGTATGTTAGCGGCTTCTAAAAAAGGATAATCTATGAAAAATCACAATAGAAGACAAATTGTTGAACAAATGGAAAAAAGATTCAAGACAATTATGATTGGTGCATTAGCCAGATTCGAAAATGAGTTTGGCTATCTTTGGAATGGGGACGAAGATCCTTCTAATGGTCAGGAAGCTTATTTTAGAGATAAGTGGGAAGATTTAAGAAGCGATTTATTAGACCATGGCAATGCTCAGATAAGAAACGGAATACAGGATTTGAATAATTATTTAAATCAGGTAGACAAATATCACCTAAAGATTTTTTATAACCAAGGAGAATAGATAATGGCCGAAACATTCAATTTAAAGATCGATGGAAAACCAACAGAATTTACTGTACAGTCACCAACCCTACATCAGCAGAGAGAGGGACAAAAGGTTTATAATCAGGCATTTTCAGATGCTGTAAAATCTGGATCAATTGTTAGGGCAAAACTAGATGATCTACTTAAAGATCAGGGATTATGGGACGATGCCAAACAAGCTAGATTTTTAGCTATTCAAACAGAACTTAACGATGCTGAGAAACAGTTAGCTACTGGTGGTATATCTTTACAATCTGCTAAAGGTGTTGCCTTGAGGATGAGAAATTTACGAGAAGAGCTTAAAGAACTCATTTCTGTTAGAACTAATCTAGATACACATACGGCAGAAGGTCAGGCTGATAATTCTAGATTCAATTATCTAGTTTCTTGCTGTGTGGTGTATAGTAGTAGTAAGAAGGTATATTTTAGTAGTTATGAAGATTACTTAAATAGATCCTCCGATCCTGTTGGAGTGTTGGGAGCACAAAAGTTGGCAGCTATGTTATATGGCTTAGATTCAGAATTTGAGAAAAAATTACCTGAAAATAAGTTTTTAATTAATTACAAATTTGTAAATGATGAATTACGATTTGTAAATAAAGATGGCAAACTTGTTGATGAAGAAGGTAGATTGGTTGATGAGAATGGTAGGTATGTTAATGAGGAAGGAAAATTTGTTGATAGGGACGGAAACTTGGTTAGCGAAAGTGGTGATTATGTTGTAGATTTTGTGCCTTTTACTGACGATGATGGTAAACCTGTGGTTTTGGAAAGTAAAGATGAAAAAACAGAAACTTCAACAGATAAAGAACCTGAAAGCTCAACTAAAGAAGAAAAGGAACCAGAATCAGAAAAAACTATTGAGTAAAGATATTAATTTAATATTATAACACCACAAAAATCCTCTATGGCTAACGTAGGGGATTTTACATATATAAGGTATTTTATAGATGGCAGCAGCATTTAATCTTACCGCACAGATTAATCTTAGAGGTCCTACTAATACTAGAGCTATTGCTTCTCAAATGAGAAAGCAACTTTCTGGTATTAAAGTTAAGGTCGATTTGGATCTAAAGGGAGCAGCAGCTAAAAATGTTGCTAATATTAATAAACAATTACAGTCTTTATCAAGAAATGCTGCTCTAGCCAATAAAAATGTTACCCAATTAAATCAAAGCATTGCTCAATTAGGTGCAGGTTTAAGTGGCTTAGGTTCTGGTTCTATACAGTCTTTAACCAAAATACAAAAACAGACTTCGAGCGCCGGTAAATCTATAGATACTGCCACATCACAGATTCAAGAATTTGGCAAGCAATCTGGTCTTGCTATTAGAAGATTTGCTGCGTTTAGTGCTGTTACCGGCGTTGTTTATAGTTTAACCAATGCTGTTAATAGTGCCTATAAAGAATTTGTTCAGTTTGATAGACAATTAATTAGGTTAAGTCAAGTTACCGGAAGTAGCGTTGCTGGATTACAGGGTATTACTAATGAAATTACAAGACTATCTACTAATCTTGGTGTTGCCTCCACAGATCTATTACAAATTTCTGTAACACTTGCTCAAGCTGGTTTAAGTGCTCAAGAAGCTAAAACAGCACTTGAAGCTCTAGCTAAATCTGCACTAGCTCCTTCTTTTGATAATCTTAACGATACTGTTGAAGGCAGCATTGCTTTAATGAAGCAGTTCAGTATATCTAGCTCTGAATTGGAAGCTTCTCTTGGTAGCATTAATGCTGTTGCAGCCGCTTTTGCTGTAGAAGCTGGCGACATTATCAAAGCTATTCAGCGTACTGGTGGTGTGTTTGCTAGTGCTAGTCAAGGTGTTAGTCAGGGTACAGATGCTTTAAATGAATTCGTAGCATTATTTACTAGCGTTAGAGCCACTACTCGTGAAGGTGCTGAAACAATCGCTACTGGTTTAAGAACCATATTCACAAGAATTCAAAGAGGTTCAACTATTGAAGCCCTTAAAGAATATGGTATCACTTTAACAGATTTAGAAGGAAAATTCGTTGGTCCTTATGAAGCTGTTCGCAGACTAAGCGAAGGTTTACAGGGTCTAGACCCTAGAGATGTTCGCTTTGGTCAGATTGTTGAAGAGCTTGGTGGTTTCCGCCAGATAGGTAAGGTTATTCCTCTTATTCAACAATTTACCACAGCACAACAAGCTTTGGCTGTGGCTCAGGGTGGTCAGAGCAGTCTTAGCAAAGCCGCAATACAAGCCCAAGCCTCACTTGCTGTGCAATTTGAGAAAACAAGACAATCATTTGTGGCGTTGGTAAGAGATATTGGCAATAGTACAACTTTTAGAACTATAGCTAGCGTAAGTTTAACAACAGCTAATGCTTTTATTAGTCTTGCTGGCGCACTTAAACCTTTACTACCCATGTTAACAGCTCTTGCTGCTATTAAAGGAGCCTCGATTCTTAGTGAATTTGGTAGCGGTTTTCTGGGGGGCTTAGGAAAAACTAGCAGTGGCGGAGGTGGTGCTACTGGAGGCATGCCTGGTGGCGGAGGAGGTGGTGGAGGTACTGGTCGTGGTACTGGTGGAGGTACTGGTGGCGGTGGTGCTGGCGGATCAGAGAAAGATGATTATAGCGATGTTATATTAGCTAATACAGCTGCTATTTCCGCTAATACAGATGCTTTGACTAGTCAGATTACTATTATGTCTAGTAATACTGATGCTCTTAGTGGTTTAATGAAAACTATGGCCGACCTCATGGCCACAATGCAAGAATTAAATGGTACAATATCAAATCTTAATATTGATGGCGGTGATTCAGATTCAGGTCTAGGACTTAATAAAGGCGGTCCAGTTCCGCGTTTTGCTAGTGGTGGCAAGGTTCCTGGTACTGGCAATAGAGATACTGTAGAAGCAATGCTAACACCAGGTGAATATGTCATTCGCAAGAAAGCTGTTGAAAAAATAGGTGTAGAAAATCTTGAGCAGTTGAATCGTGGTGGTAGAATTAAGGGTTATGCTCGTGGGGGACGAATCGAAAAAATACAGGCGCATGATGCATATGACGGCGACTCGTGGCATGTATCCTATATTCCAGAATCTAGTCCAGTTGGACCAATGACTAGTCGTGGTGAAGGTTATGATGCTTATGAAATCAAAAAGGGTTTAGCGTGGGAAAGGGCTCTAGGTCAAAGAGCTACAGAAATAGCTCAAGGGGCTTTTACTGATTCTCGCAAAATGTCTATTGACCATAGTTTAGGTAAGGCTTTAACGCAGGGACAATCTGTTGGCGGTAGACCTGTTCATAGTGTTCCTAATAGTATTGTAAACCAGATGGTTGCTGAAGGTGTTGCTCTTAGAACATCTAATAAAGATAATGTTGCAACAGGAAAGGTGCAGTCAGAAAAAGTTAAGGCGACACAATTAAAAACTCTTGAAAGTATGGGTAATAAAAAACTTGTTTATGATAGAGAAAGAAGTAAGTTAGCTTCTGGCGGCATGGTGCAAAAATTTGCTGGAGGTGGAGGCGTTAAACAGGGTGAACAATTTGGTGGCGTTGGTATCTTTGATAGCGATATGATTGGTGCTGGTAGTAAAGACGTATTAAATGCTATTTTAAGTTCTGGCAAAGATTATGATGTTATTAGTGGGCCAGCAGGTTCTGGTAAAACCACTTTTGCTACTCAAAGATTCGGTAAAAATTTTGTATTATCTGCTGATGATTTAGATAAATTTAAAGAATTTATGGTATTAAGCAGTGCTGGTGAAACTAAGAGCGGAGATTTTAGTCCTCAAGCACAGAGCATTATGTCTGGCGCTCGACAAATCACCGCATTAATAATTCCTGCTGAAAAAATTACACAACAAAGACAACAAAGACTAGACGATGCTTTAAGATCTGGCAGCCAGGACAAAAGATCCACCAAACAATTGCAGGGCACCATCAATGCCCCAACATCTATCCCTCAAAATCTTTATGATCAATTTAGTAATGTAGAATTTTTAGAACAGTTCGCTAGTGGTGGGTTGGTACAAAGATTTGATGATGGCGGTGATGTTGGAGGTATTAAGGTTGCTAAAACTGGTAAAATTAATAAATCTGATATAGAAAGACTAACCGAAAAACAAGCTGCTGCACTATTAGAAAACCCGAACGTACAAAAGAACTTATTTACTGTATCACAACTACAAAAAAGAATTCAGCAAAGACAAGCTGTTGCTCAAGAAGAACAAGAACTTGTTGGAGCTAAACAATATGGTTTAGTTGGTTTATATGGTAGTCCTAGAAACGTAACAGCCAAAACCGAAGATGGTGATACGGTCCAACTTATTGGTAAAACATTAGATAAAAAATTATCTGATGAATATGAAAAAATGATGACTGATGGTTTTGAGCAAACTGTAGCTGTAGTTGGTAATAATATGGCTAGTAGAGTGGGTGCATCAGCTGCCGCCCTAGATAAAAATCAGATGGAAAAAGCTGGATTATACAATGCTATTGGGGCATATCTTGAAGCTGCTATTGCTACACTAGGAGCACCATATGATAAAGATGAAACAAATGATCCTATCGATTTTGCTGGAGGTATAGGGAATGCTGCTGCATTATTCGGTATACCATCAGATATTCCTACTGATACTACTAGAACAGTATTTGGTAAGGGGAAAAGTCCTAATGATTTTCTAGGTCAAGTTAATAGATATCGTAAACAAATACAAAGATTTGCTAATGGTGGCTCACCACAAGATACTGTACCAGCATTATTAACTCCTGGCGAGTTTGTAATTAATAAAGAAGCGGCTAAAAAGCTTGGTTCTGAAAAACTCAATAAATTAAATAAAGCCGACAGAATTCAAGGCTTTAATAAGGGTGGTGCTGTTGGTTTTGTTCAGCGTTTTGCTGGTGGTGGCAGTGTTGAAGATGATAAAGCCGCTTATGTTGCTAGAATGGCTGAAAAATTAGGCATGACAGTTGAAAAATATGAGAAGATGATTCGTGCCAGAATTATGAATACTGCCGCCCAAAGAGCGGATGAAAACACAGGATATCAAATTGATATTCAGGATATTATTACTAAAAATATGGAATCTATTGGTGATGCTGATGTAGAAGGTGTAGTCAGAGCCCAAGTACAAGATCTTGTAGAAAGAATGTATGGCGGTGTAGATCAAATTGATCCTGATGTTTTTGGTGAAAGTCTGGATGATTTAATTGATATGATGAAGAAAGGTTTATCTCTTGAGGAAATAAAAGCTAAATCAGCAGAATGGGCCGATACACTTGATAGTCAAATAGATGCTATTGATATGGCAGCTGAAGCTCAAGAAAAAATGGCTAAAGAATTGGGCTTCTTAACCGAAGGAATGAAAACAAAAGATATAGACTTTAGAGCACAAAAATCCTTAAGCGAGGGTAAGTTTGGCGCATTTGATAAAATGGATCTTAGAGGAGCACAGGAAAGTATAGAATCTGGTTTTGGTAAAATACTTGACGATATTGGTACTAAATTTAGTACAGCTAATCTTCCTGGTATGGCTCGACTATCTAGTTCTTTCCCTGATGTGGCCGATAAAATCACTATGATTGGTGATAAGATGGGAGGGCTGACAGGAATACTAGGTGCAGGTTCAACATTATTAGCTAGTAAATTACCACAACTAATCGATTCCTTCGACAAGCTTACCGGAACCGTATCAGATCATAGCGAAGCTGTGGCTGGTGTTACTGGAGCGTTAAAATCTGCTGGTAGCTTTGGTTTGAGTGGTGCTGTATTAGGTCAACAAGCGTTTGGTAGAAGAGGAGCTGCTGTTGGTGGTGCTATTGGTTTAGCTGGTGGCGCCGTTAGTGGATTTATTAAAGAATCTACAGCTAAAGAAGTAGAAAACGCTATGAGGGGTGTAACTGAAGCCTCTAGTAATTTAGATAAAACACTTAGCCGCTTAGATATGGCTCAAACAATAGCAGAAAGACAAGAACTAGTTAAGCAATTAAATGATGATTATGAGGCTTTGAATCAAGCTTTGAGTAAATCTGCTCAGGAAATAGAAAGTAATAGAATTTGGAATGCTTTAAGCAGTGGTTTAGAAGGTTTTCTTAGTACATTATCTACCGTAATAGGCTTTATGGCTGCTGCTAGAATGACTCAAGCAGCAAGTATGGTTCCTATGCCAATGGGGCGTGGTCGTCGTCGTGGTGGCAGAAGGGGTATGGCTATTGGTGGTCGCGTAGGTTACTCTAGCGGATCTGATGGGCCATTGGTTCCTGTACATTTGGCCGCAGGAGAAGGGGTACTATCTCCAGAAGTAGCCTCACAGTTTTCTGACATGCAATTGCAAAGATTAAATAACGCAGATAAAAATGGTTATGGTGCTAATCCAGATATGCTTGATGGCGCACCTATGGGTATTGTTCCAGGTAAGGGTAGTGGTAAGGTTGATAATTTTAAGACTAATTTACCAGCTAATTCATATGTAATCAAAAGTTCTTCGATGGATGCTTTAAGGGCTGCTACTGGAGGTAAAATTTCTAGCGGTTCAATAAGTGCTAAAGGTTACTCTGGCGGGGGTAGTATCTCTCGTATTGGTTATGCTGGTGGAGGTATTGCTAGACAGGGCCATTTTGCTGGTGGTATAATAGGTAAATTAATTGTAGGCGCTATTAGGCTTGGCTTTAGAACAATCGGGCCAACACTTACTAAAGGGCTATTTAAGATAGTTTCCCCTGTATTTCGTACCATAGGTAAATTTTTTGGTAGTGGTTTTGGGACTATGCTGACGTATGTTTTGGGTGATACTTTGTTGAGTGGTATTTCGGGTTTCTTTGATAACACAGCCCAAGAGCAACAATTAGCTGCCCAAATAGCCTCACTGGAACAATTAAGAAAATTAGTTGATTTAGAAACCCAACGTATTACAAGAGATCCAGAATCTTCTAGAAAATTTTTGAGTAAAGTTGATACTGTTGAAAGAGCTAATTTAACAGCAGAACAAAGAAGAGCTCAGTATGCTAGTACTAGGGATGCTTCTGGTGGGATTAATGATCTTAATGTATTATTACAAAATCAGGCTAGAGCTAAGCTTAGTGGCGCTGGTTATGAAATGGGAGAAAACCAGACCGTACAAGAATATCTTGACACTTTAAGCGGCGATGATAGAATAAAAGCCGAAAAGATTGTTGTTGAGGCTAGTGAAGAAGTTAATAAAAGATTATATCTACAAAGAAGAGAAAGACAGGGCATTGATCTTAGTACGGCTCAGAAAGAATACGAAAGCTCTGATCCTGAAATGAGAAAAAAGGTCGCTAGAGCTATTGCAGAAGAATCAGGAGCACAAAACCGTAGCATAGCCCTTAATAGGCAAATGATAAGGGTTAATAGAGAATTACAAAAATTCACTCTAAATCTTACAGATGTAATGAATAGGCTTGGTGCCACAATGAATAGGGTTACATCTGAGATTGCTGCTAGTTCTAGTAGATTATCTAGGATTGCTGATGAATATAGTGGTGGTAATGTTGCTTCTGCAGATCCAGAAGAAAATGCTGTTAGAACATTATCTAATATAACTGCTTATAGTTCTCAAGAGCTAGCTGGTGTTGTAGATAATATTAATGCAAGTTTAGGAGATACTAAAGAAACCAGACAAATGGGAGATCTCGTTAAAGGTCTTCAAGTAATGAGAAAAGAATTACCATTAATTCTTAGAGATACTGCTGATAGCGGACCTATTGACGCTGGTGCCGAAAGTAATATTAGAGACAGATTACAAACAATGTTTACTGGCGTGGATATTGACAAAAATATTAAGAAAGATCTTGAAGATAGTATTATAAACTATATTAGCGATTCTACCGGTAATAGACAAGGTATGAGTTATGAAGATTTAGCCAATAACATCAAAGGTCTTGAAGAATTAGATGCAGCAGCAGAAAAAGCTAGAAGTACTTTTGAAGAATATGCTAAAAAACAAGTAGAGGCCAACAGGGTTCTTGGTGGCATATCTAATCAGCTTGCTGGTCAATTAGACAGATTAAAAGATAATGTTATTAAGGTTCGAGACATACAATTACAAAGCGCCAATGATCTTGCGGATAAATTTAATAGAACAATTAGCTTGGCCGACCTAAACGCACCATTCATGGGTTCTGTATCAGGTTTAACTGGCGGAACAACTGACGCTGCTAAAATTGGCAGCATGATAGCAGAAGCTATTGCTCAGAAACGAGCGTTAGAAGCAGATCCAAATACACAAACTAGTGCTCTTGGATCAGGACAAATTGCTAAGCTTACATCAAAAATTAATAGTTACCAAAGAGCTTTAGATATACTAGCTACTAGCACTGATAGAGCCTCTAATGCCCTAAAGAAAATAGATGAGCAGCAGCGAATTTCTGCTGGTAGACGTAGTGGTGTAATGGATTTTCTTGCCAATGTAAATAATCCAGAAGCATTGATGCAAATGAGACAGGAACAGGTGTCTTACTCTAACGTTATGGCTGGAACAGGCACTGTGAACGATATTGCTCAAGGTATTTCTAGTTTAAGAATGGTAGAAAGTACTCAAACTCCAGAAGAATTTGCCAGAACACAAGAAGCGTTTTTTAATAATGCTATGACTATTTTGGAAAATGCTGGTGGCAACCCTGCAACTATCCAGCAGTTTAGAGATACTTTTGCAGCAGATTTCGCACCACAAGATCAGAATCCAGCAATCCAACCTTTTGTTGATGCTTATCAAGAAGCTATTAAACAACAAACATTGGCTGTAGAACAACAATCTAAATTGATTGGTACTGGCGCAGAGTTGACTGCTAACGCATTAAGACAGGGTGCTGACGACTTTACCTCTAGAATGAAGACAGCCACAGATAATATAGTTGCAGAGTTAAATGCTGTTGCCGACAGATTAGGTTTGGGTCGTCCAGCAGATAGTCAAGGTCTAGCTACTGGAGGTATTGTTTATGCTGCTGCTGGACAAATGATTAATTTCCAACCAAGAGGTACAGATACAGTACCAGCTATGCTTACTCCTGGTGAATTTGTTGTTAATAGGGCCGCAACCGCGAAGAATCTACCATTATTGAATTCTATTAATAGTGGTAATTATTATAATGGCGGTCAGGTTGAATATAGAGCTATGGGTGGTCAGATTGGAACAGGAAATACAACTGCTTATCGTAATTTTGGCAATCTTAAACGATATAACAAAGATTCAGTTGATGATTATGAAGCCAATAAAGATACAGTTCCATTTGATTATATGGATTTTATTGGCAACAAAGATGGTAGTGTTAGCGATACAGAAGTTACTAAATTAAATAAGATTATTAGTGACCATAAGAAACAATATTTTTCACCTAGCAATATTATTAAATATCAAAGAGCAAAAGTATTAATTCCTGATTGGAAAGAAAAAGAAAAAGAAGGTCAACCTTGGAGCAGTACATCTTTTGATTCTCTTAAAGATGCTCGTGAGTTTGCTATAGAGATGGAGGCTGCTCATGGTATTCCATTATTTGGCAAAGATTCTGTTGGTAATGCGTCTACAAGCCACCCAGCAGTAACTGGCAAAAATTATGGTGGCGATCCAAAATTACCTATGGAACCTAATGTTAGAAGCGGATTTAATGATATTTTTGAAAGAAGTATTGCTTCTAGAAATGCTGTTGATCTTGAAGCTTATTTTTATGGATTAGCCTCTAAAGCTCTACCCACTCTTGGGGGTATTATTGGCGGTGGATTAGGTGTAGTAGCAGGTACAGCTGTTGGAGTACCTACCGCTGGTGTTGGTTCGGCGGTTGCTTTACCGTTGTGGACTATTGGTGGCGCTATGGCCGGAAACCTCATTGGTCATGGTGTGAATAGTTACGCCTATAGCTGGCTTCCTAGCGGATGGAAAGACAGAATTGTTAAGAAAGTTCAAGAAAATCCAGGTTCATATAGTGCAGGTCAATGGACTGGTTTTGCTGCTGAAATGCTATTGTCTGATGCTGGCGCTAATGCTGTTATAAAGGGTCTTTATAAAACAGCAACACCTAGAATATTAGCTAAAGCTGTAGCAAACACTAAAACTGGTGTTAGTGCCGCAACAATGAAAGTTGGCGAAGCTGTAGAAAAGGGTAGAAAAT